GCAACCGCAACCGCAACCCCAAAGGAGAAACCAGACATGGAAGACGTTGAGGCATTGAAGGCCCGCATCGCGGAGCTTGAGGCGCAAATCGAGGCCATGCGTATCGAGCGGCGCAGGGCTGAACTGTCCGCGCTTTTCGAGGCCATTGGCCGCGACATGCCGCAGGACGACAAGCCTTACCTGGAAATGAGCGACGCGGCATTTGCCGCTTTCGCCGCCGATCTGAAGGCCGTGGCAAAGCCGGTGCGTGATGCAGCGCTGTTTTCCGCGACGAGCATCGGCAAGGCCGCAGCGGGCGAGACCGATGGCGAGAAACAGCGCCTGACCGCGCTGCTCGCGGCGGTCGATTCCATCATCAAGACGTGACGTAAAGGAGCGCAGCAATGGCGACCATGAGCAAAACTGAGGGTCAGTTCCTCAAGTACGAGGCCCCGCAGGGCTACAGCCGCGACGATGTGACCGTCGCGTCCGGCCAGAACATCGCCGTCGGCCAAGTCGTCGGGCGCATCACCGCGAGCGGCAAGATTGGCGCTTTCGACCCTGCCGCCACTGACGGCAGGCAGAACGCGGTTGGCATCTCGTTGACCGCCGTCGATGCGACTTCTGGCGACAAGCCTGGCGTGATCGTGGCACGTCATGCCATTGTCGTTGACCGCGACAATCTGGTCTGGGGCGGCTCGCCGACCAACGCGCAGAAAGACGCCGCTATCTCTCAACTCAAGGCGCTTGGCATCCTGGCTCGCGCAACCGTCTAAAGGAGATGCAGAATGCTGATCAATGACTTCACCAATGCCGAACTGACGGCGGCGATCAACAAGTTCCCCGTCCAGTGGGGGCTGATCGGCCAGATGAACCTGTTCCCGGCGCGCGGCGTCTCTTCTCGGTCTGTCGTGATTGAGGAGGCCTCCGGCGCGCTTGCCGTGCTCCCATCGCATGAATGGGGCGGCAGCGGCACGACGGCGAGCGCCATCAATCGCCGCACCGTGGCTTTTGCGATCAAGCAGACTGTCCACGAGGATGTCGTCATGCCTGGCGACGTGCAAGACGTGCGCGGTTTCGGCATCGAAGGCATGAACACCGTCGCTGCTGAAGTCGCCCGCCGATTGCAGCGCATGCGCGCCAAGCATGACATCACGCTGGAGTGGAAGCGCATGGGCGCGCTCAAGGGGCAGGTGACAAACGGCGACGGCACTGTCATTGCCGACCTGTTCGCAGCCTTCGGCGTCACCCAGGTGACCGTGGACTTCCTGCTCGGCACGGCAACCACTAGCGTGCTTTCCAAGTGCGCGGACGTGATCAATCAGATTCAGGACAACCTTCAGGGCGATACCATGACCGGCGTCACTGCGCTGGTAAGCCCGGAGTTCTATGCCAAGCTGATTGAGCACCCGAAGGTCGTGGATGCGTACAAGTACCACAGCGAAGCGTCGGCGCGCCTTGGTCAGGACATGCGCGGCGGTTTCCCGTTCGGCGGTATCACCTTCATCGAATACCGCGCTTCCGTCAGCGGCAACCGCTTGATCGCGCCGAACGAAGGCCATGCCTTCCCTGTCGGCACAATGGACACCTTCGCTACCTACTTCGCTCCGGCGGACTTCAACGAGACGGTGAACACCGTCGGCTTGCCATTCTACGTCAAGCAATGGGAGCGCGAGGGTGGGCGCGGGATTGTGCTGCATACGCAGTGCAACAGCCTGCCGCTGTGCCATCAACCGGCGGTGCTGGTCAAGCTCACCACCAGCAACTAAGCCATGCGCATCCTGATTGTGCGGACGTTCCAGGCAGGCAGCCAGACGCTCAATGCGGGCGTGCTGTGCGAGCCTGCCGACGAAATCGCGCGCGACTGGATCGCGCATGGGCTGGCGGTGGCGGCTGACAGCGGCGAGGGTGATGGCGCGCCAGCAACGCCAAACCCGGCGCTGGACGGCATGATCGATGTTCCGCCCGCCAGGCCGCGTCGCAAAGGCACGGGGTGATCCATGCCGATCTTGACGAGCGCAGAGCTTGAGACCCGCCTTGGGGCCGAGACGGTCTTGCAACTGACCGATCTCGATAACACCGGCGCGCCTAGCATTCCGCGTATCAACGCTGCGCTTGCAGACGCCGAGGCGGAGGTCATGGGCTATGTGCGCGCGGCAACGTCGGCAGAAATCCCAGACCCTGCGCCTGATACGCTCAAGCGTCTTGTCGCAATCGTCGCGCACTACAACCTTTGGCGTCGTCAATGCAGCGAGGACCACCCGGTCTATATCGCTTACCGGGACGCCGTGCGGGAACTGCGCGACATTGCGACCGGCAAGGTGGCGCTGTTTCCGTCGTCTGACGGGGCATCAGTGCCGCCAGGCGCTGCGGCATGGGCTCCGCCTCGCATGCTGACCGATACGTCACTGGCAAGGATGCTGCCATGATGACCATCACCGTTGACGACCGCGCGGTCATGCAGGCGTTGGCAAAGCTGCGCGAGCGGGTGCAGAACACCGAGCCGGCCATGAGGGACATCGGCGAGGAACTTGTGTCGCGCATCCTCGACAGCTTCGAGCGTGAGGCGTCTCCTTACGGCGACAAGTGGGCACCGCTCAAGCCGCAGACCATCAGGGGACGTGCTCGTCGGTTCAAGACCAAGAAGGCAAAAGCGGCAGCGCTGTCCATCCCGCGCATCCTCCAGGATACCGGGACGCTGCGATCCAGCATCGAAATCCAGAGCGTGAGCCGTGATCACGTGACCGTATGGTCGCGCGTCGAATATGCAGCCGTGCACCAGTTCGGCAGTGGGCGCAAGAACATCCCGGCGCGGCCATTCTTTCCTGTCAGGGGTGATCGCGTTGACCTGCCGCCGGAATGGCAGAAGTCCATCATCAACCAGATCGCGCTGCATCTGAAGGCGTGATATGCTCGACCTTGAACCACTCATTCGCCAGCGGCTCGCCGATACCGTGCCTGGGCTTGCCGGTGTTCACGGTGCTGTATCGCTTGGGATCGAGGATGTGGGCGGGAAGAAGCTGCCAGCGGCTTTTGTCGTTTCTGATGGCCACAAGGTGCTTGAGGTGACCGGCTTTGGCAAGGCGGCGCGCATCGCCAGCCGATGGCTGGTCGTGGTGGTGGTGCGCAATGTCCACTACGCCGCCAGCGGCGAATCTGCGCGGGCTGATGCTGCCGATCTGGTCAAGGCATGCCTGCAATCCCTGATGGGCTGGCAGCCGCGCGTTGGGGTGCAGACCATGCAACCGGTGACACCACCAGCTCCTGTCTATCAGGATGGGCTGCTTCTCTATCCGCTGGCCTTTGAGGTCGGCGAGCTCATTCAGGGGGTAGAATCGTGATCGTGAGCCTGCTCAAACCGCATACCGACGCCGGGACGGATTACCAGCCCGGCGACATGCTCGACGTGGACGAAATCACTGCCCAATGGCTGATCGAGCACGGCGTGGCCGATGCCGCGCCTGAACCAGAACCCAAGAAACCAACTCGTAAAGGAGACTGATCATGGCATACTTCTCCGGACAAGGCCGCGTCTATATCGCCACCCGTGACAGCAATGGCAACCCGCAAGCCTTGCGCTGGCTTGGCAACGTGCCTGAGCTCAAGGTGTCCCTCAACGTCGAGACCATTGAGCACAAGGAGAGCTATTCCGGCCAGCGGCTGACCGACCTGTCGCTAATCAAGAGCAAGGATGGTGAGTTTTCCTGTGCAATTGAGGACTTCAGCATCGAGAACCTGGAACTGACCCTCTACGGCCAGACCAGCAGCGTTACCGCTGGCACGGTCACCAATGAGGCGCTGCCGACTGGCGCAACGGCGGGCGGAATCTACCTGCTGGCCAATCAGTTCGTGTCGTCCGTGGTGGTCAAGGACTCAGCAGCCAGCCCCGCCACCCTGACGGCGGGCACGCATTACAAGGTGCATGCCGAGCAGGGTGCCATCGAATTCCTGAACGTCACCGGCTTCACCCAGCCGTTCAAGGTGGACTACAGCTATGGCGCGGCCAAGAGGCTGGCGATGTTCAAGAGCGGCCAACCGGAGGTGTGGCTGCGATTCGATGGCCTCAACACCGCCAATTCCAATAACCGGGTCATCGTCGATCTGTACCGCGTGGTGCTGAACCCCACGAAAGACCTGTCGCTCATCGGTGATGAAGTCCAGAAGTTCGAGCTGTCCGGCAAAGTGCTTGCCGACGTGACCAAGAGCGATACCGGCCCGCTGGGTCTCTTTGGGCGCGTGATCCAGGCGGCATGAGGTAGCACATGACTGAGCCAGCCCAGCGCGGCATTGCCGTCACCCCCATCAAGGTGCGCGACCTGCCGCGCTTTCTCAAAGCCATCGAGCCCATCGCGGCGGAACTGGCTGCTGGCGACATTAGCGGCGCGCTCATGCGGCATGCTGACGCCGTGATCGATGCTACCGCCATTGGCGCAGGTGTTGATCGCTCCTGGCTTGAGGATCAGACGCCGGATGTGCTGGCTGAGCTAGCCGCCAAGGTGCTGGAGGTTAACGCGGATTTTTTCGTCCGGAGGGTGCTGCCGGTGATCCAGGGCGCGGCGGATCGCCTCGCACAAACTGCCTCTGGTGGCACGAGTGGGTCGCCGCCCTCGTCGATGCCGGATTCGGCTACCGGGACGTGATGGAGATGGCCTGGACGGACGCGCGGGATTTTCTCACGGCGGCGCAGATGATGCGCCGTCAGCGTCTTCTGGACATGGCCGTGGCAGCACGTGTGGCGCAGGCCGAGAAAAAGGACTGGGAGCGGTGGGTCAAAGAGATGGGGGACTGATGCCCAATTCTGGGGCATACCGTCATGGCTGACAACAAGATCGAAATCAAGATCGTTGCCGACAGCCGCAAGGCTGTCGCCGCCCTGGGCGAGTCGGCGCGCGCCTTAGACGGACTCGGCAAGAAAGCCGATGCGGTCAGGATTCACATCGCCGACATGGCCAAGGCGTTCGCGCTCGGCCAGGCGGCATTCCAAGCGCTCAGCGCTGCTGTATCAGCAATCTTTGTATCGCTCCCCAAAGCTGCGCTGGAAGCGGAGAGGCTCAACAACGCATTCAAGGTGCTCGCTGGTTCTGCGTCTGCTGCTGCTGCAGAGCAGAAGTTCGTGAGCGATGAGGCACAACGCCTCGGCATCTCGTTGGCTCATGCGCAGGAAGCCTATCTCAAGCTAGCGGCAGCCGCGCGTGGCACTGCCCTTGAGGGGGATGGCGCGCGCAAGGTGTTCTCAGCGGTCGCTGGTGCTGCTGCAACGCTCGGGCTGTCATCAGCAGAAACATCCGGGGCGCTGCTTGCCATCTCGCAGATGATGAGCAAGGGCACGGTGCAGGCCGAAGAACTGCGTGGCCAGCTTGGCGAGCGCATCCCTGGTGCATTCCAGATTGCCGCGCGCGCAATGGGCGTATCCACGTCCGCGCTGTCTGAAATGCTCGACCGTGGGCAGCTCGTTGCAGATGATTTTCTGCCCAAGTTCGCGGAGCAACTTGCGAAGGAAATCCCCGCCAGTGCGGACACGATTGGTGCTGCCATCAACCGCGTCATGAACACGGCAACGCAGGCCATGCAACTGATTGGTGGCGCGCTTGCGGACGCCATTGACAAGGCAATGGGGCTGAAAGCTGCCAGCAAGGCATTGGGGCAGAACGATGACATCATGGAGTTCGCGCGCAAATCGGCCAAGGCCATCGCAGCGCTCATTGATGTGGTGCGTGAGCTCGTGCTGTTCGTGCCTAACGTACTGCGCACCATTGGTGGTTCCATTGCCGCCGTGGCGCGCGACATAAAGTTCGCCTTCGACATTGCTGCCATCGCCGTGACGGAAGGCGTTGGAAAGAGTGGCCGGGAAGCGATGAAACGCGCGCTGGAAGAGCGCAATGCGTTTGTGACGGCCTACAACCAGGATTTGGCAGAGCGCTGGTTCCCGAAGCAGCTCACTGAGCGTGTGGACGAGTTCTTCGCTAAGCTGCGCAAGGATCAATCTCAGGCCGCATCAAAGACGGCGCAGTATGTGGAAGCCTCGCTCACCGCCGAGCAGCGCAAAACGCTTGATGCAATCCGCTCCAATGAGGAAAAACTTGCCGCCGAGTACAAGACGCATGCGTCCAACCTTTATGCAGCGTTGACCAGTGGCGCGCTCAGTATCGAGGAATACAACAAGGCTCGCGCAAGCCTTGAACGTTGGTACAAGGAACAGTTCGCCAAGCTGCAAAAGGGCAAGGGTGGCGCAGCAGGAATGCTCGCGCAACTGAAGGCCGAGGCAGAGGCCGGGTTTGTATTGCTCAAGGACAGCCTTGACCGGCAAAAGCGCGAGCTTGACGCCGCATTCGAGGATCGCCTTGTCTCGATCCGCGATTACTACGCCAGAAAGACCGCCATTGAGCAGCAGGAAATCGACGCGGAGATTGCCCGCCGCCAGCAGGAATTGGCCGCGCAGCGTGCCATTATCGCAAATCCGAGGGCGAGCGAGGACATGCGCCTGCATGCGCAGGGCGAGGTCAAGAAGCTGGAAGCAGAACTGATCGTGCTCAACAACCGGCGTGCAGATGTGGCCGTGGCCAACGCACGCAAGGGCGCAGCTGCAGAGCGTGATCTTGCCGACGAACTTGCCCGCGTGCGCGACAGGCTGGCGGAAATTGCCGGTGGCGCAGGTGGCGATGTCACACGCGCGCGATTGGAGCGTGAATACCAGCCGCTCATCGAGAAGCTCCAGCGCATGGGCGACACGGCAGGCGTGGCGGATGTTCGCCGTCTTATCGATGTAGAGTCTGACATTGCAGAGCTTGGCAAGCTGGAGCGCCAATATCAGGCCGTCACCGAGCGCATGTCCATCCGCGAGCGTGAACTACAGGTGCAGAAGGACGCGGGGATGATCACCGAGTCGCAGATGCGGCGCGAGGTGCTGGCCCTGCACAAGCAGACCGCCGACGAGGTGGAAAAGCTGATCCCGAGGATGCAGGAGCTGGCTGCGTCCACTGGGTCGGAGGAAGCCATCAACCGGGTAGCACGCCTCAAGGTCGAGGTCTCCGGCCTCAAGACCGAAATTGATGACGTTGCAACGCGCATCAACGGCGAGGTGGAAAATGCCTTTGTGACCATGTTCGAGCAGATCGGCTCAGGTGCGAAGAGCGCCAAGGAAGCATTCCTCGACTTCGCGCGCTCCGTGATCTTGGCCATCAACCGCATCGCGGCGCAGAAGCTGGCGGAGGAGATATTCGGCAGCTTTGGCAAGGGTGGTGGCGGCATTGGGGGATTCATCTCCAGCCTGTTTAGCTTGTTCAAGCCCTATGCCACCGGTGGCCCCGTCCCCGGAACGGGCAACCGCGACACTGTGCCCGCCATGCTCACGCCGGGCGAATACGTCATCCGCCGCGATGTGGCCCAGCGTATTGGCTACCGGATACTCGACGCCATCAACGGCGGCGGATGGGTGCCGAGCTTGAGCTTTGGGCGGTTGGCTTTCGCTACCGGTGGAATGGTGCCTGCTGTCGTGCAGGCTGCCACACCGTCGCAATCGGTGCGCATCGTCAACGTGGTCGATCCGGCGCTTGCGGCGGACTGGCTCAATTCGTCCGCCGGCGAGCGCACCATCCTCAACATCCTTCAGCGTAATGCTGGGGCAGTTAAACAGGTGATTGCATAATGGCCTATCAGACCGGTACAGCGAACGATCATATCGACCTGCTGGGTAAGCTCGTCACCTTTCTGAGCACTGGCCTCGGCTCTGCCGAGAACTGGCAGGTGCTGAGATACACGGGCGTGTCAGAGATTGATGCCAGTTCCTTCGTCGTTAATTGGGAGCCGTGGAAGGCGATCAAAGGGCCATATCACAATCACGAAAATGGATGGGCGACAGCGAGCGGACAGCATTTGAACTGCTGGTTTCGTGTGAAACTCGTGCAGCCGCTTGACATCACGAGGATCAAGATCACCGGCAGCCCGACTGCGAACCAGTCTCCGAAGGACTTCATCCTGCAATGGTCAGATGATGGCACCACGTGGAATAACAGGATGTCGTTCACCAACGTCACGTGGTCGGCAAGTGAGGTCAAGGAATTTACGATCACTGGAACATCACCTGGCGCTAAACAGCATTGGC